GGGGGACTTGATGTTTCCGTTTAGTCAGAAAGCGCCTCTTCCGTGTGATCAATGGCATGGGAGCGAGCCATGTACTCCTGTTGTTGGAGGCATATTGAACCCTGGCCCACCTCCAATTAACTGTCTCGCCCAGATGGAAGCGGCGATGCGAGCGATGGAGCCAATTCAAAACGAATTTATTTGGAATGAGGCAGTATTCAACGAATGGTTCCGTCTCCCCAGTAACAATAAGACCTATTTCAAAGCAATTACTCTATGGACAAATGCCAAGCGAAACTGCTGGAAGGATACACCATGAAAACCCTACTCACCATTCTGATCACTCTCGCCCTCACCACATCAGCCTTCGCCGACTATAGCGGCAGCGCCGTCCTTGACTGGTCCTCGCTGACGTTTAGCGAACCCGTGGATCTGATTCAACGCTCCCAGCAGCAATTCGTCACCCTGCTCGATGTCGATATCGTGGCATTCAACGCCGGAGCCGTGACGCAACCCTTTCCCACGTTCAACGACGGCTTCTATAACAATACCGGTTATAGTCAACAAACGGTCTCAGGGACGTTAGCGAACTTTGGGACCGCCTCGTCCTTTTCCGATGCGACCCAGCTGGGGGTCGCGCTCGGTCTGTCTGGGAGTGGGCTGATGAACGGCGAACTGGACCGCAATAGTTTTGTGACTGCGGCGGTCTCGGGTCCGCTCACCGTCAGCATCGGCTACCATATTGCCTATACGAACGCGCCGCAGAATGACGGGAATAGCGCGGATGCGTTTATGGCGCACAACTCCGCCCAGCTCATCCTGACGGACCCGACCGGCCTGTTTAAAGTGGCGACGGCGGATGTGCATGTGCAGCAAGGCTCCTCCGCACAGTCCGGCGTCCTGAGTGTGACGCAATGGGTCACGGCTGGCGTGCAGAGTGCGTTGACTGTGAATACCTTTGCGCAAGTGCAACAGCCGCGCAGCGTGCCCATCCCCGGCACGGTCTGGCTGCTCGGCTCCGGGCTGGTCCTGCTGGCGGTATGGCGGGCGAGGAGGCGGGTATGACACGCGTGATAATGTGCGCCAGCATTCTTGGGATCGCATGCGTTTTCATGTTGGTCTTGCTGATCACGCTTAATATGAGCGGACTTGTCCACACCTGGGATCTCGCCGTGTCTGTTGTTGCGCTTACTGGAATTGTCGCGGTTGGTATCGCAATGTTCCTGTTCATTGCGGTCATAATCAAAGAGGAATGGTAACATGAAATATGGACTCGCACTCGTGCTGCTGCTAGGGATTGCGGGGTGTTCTCGGCAATCAAATGAGCCGTGTAACTACCCTACGGAAATTGCGTGCAGTTACACCGTGTTTGGTAATGGCGAGCATCAGGCTTCAGACATTGTGGTTTTCAGAGGACCACATTCAAAGGAATTACAAGAAGCATCACGAGCAGCACTCCAAGAAGCAGTGGACACATGGAGACAGTACTAGCCCTTCCCCGCCTTCCGGTGCTTCTTGAACAGCACGTCAAAATGCTTCTGCGCGTGCGCAGCATGCCGTTCTGCCTTTGTCATATCCTTCTGTGAAAGCGCGTCATGCACGGCGCGGAGGGACGTATCCAGATCCTTCTGTGCCTTATCGAAGGCCGTCTCGCTCGGTGTGTTGGGCTTGGCCTTCACGGCTGGAGTCTGATGCAGCAATTCAGTCAGTTGCCGGCCTTGCTTCATCAGTGACTTCCCCATTTTCTTCATGGTTCTATTCATGGCTTCTCCGTTCTGAGCGTGTTGAGGTTATTCGGCATCGTCGTTTGACACGATTCCGTTGATCCTGCCAATGCCAAACAGGCCGCCTTCAGTTCCCGCACGATATTCCGGTAGTCCTCCTCAAGGAGCAGGAGGCACTGGGCCGGCTGGAGGCCCTGTTGGCACCGGAGGGGTAATGGTGACGCTTCCAGGGTTGGCAGAGTAACCTGGTAGGGTGATTTGCAGGGCACCGTCGTGCACGCGGATAGTAGCCCCGCCGTCAGGCACACCCAGAGCATCGACCTTCCACCCCAACGCATCGTTCGCGGACTTGAGTCCAGCATTGCGGATCTCCTCTCGTACCAGTTCCTTCAGGTCTTCACGCGCCTGAAAGTATTGCAGGATATCCACGAGGATCTTCGACAAGACCGTTGCACCGATCGAGACCGGATCAAGCGCCATCGCTAGACCGTCTTTGGCGTCGTGAACATCTTCGCCAAGTTCGCAGCCGCAAAGATAAACTCCACGCCCTTATCGACCGTATCGAGGGCTGCGGCTTCCTGTTCCGGTGTGGTGAGATCCGCATTGATCAAGTTTTCATCCTCGATCATCTTCTTGGCGGCATCCATTACAAACGCCTTTTTCTTGTCTCCGCTGCCAGGTTGACCGCTAAACGCGGCCTCCGCTTGTCCCATCAACTCGCTGACATCGGCTATCATCTTGAGTCCGAGCGGGAAGAGATTCGGCGGTAAGGTGAATCCCATGACGCTTCTCCTTTTGTAATGTATCCTTAGTGTGGCTTTGTCTGCTAATAATATTAGTGCTAAAAGGACACTGATTCAGCAATCGGTCTGGTTTGTGATAGCGGGCCTGCGCCTGCTCGATCTCGCGTCTCAGTTCGTCACGGTTCATGTCTCAACGTCCCACAGATTCCCACACTCCATACATACAACCTGCTCAGGCACACCATCAATCAGCGGCAACTTGAACAGCGCACTCGTATGGAAGCAGGTGTGATGGGTGTAGTCTTCCTCCGCATAGTCCCCCCGATGCGTCTGGCCACAGCGACACGGAAAAACTTTCTGCGTGCCCTCGAAGTAGTGCGTATAGGTTGCTGTACTGGCAACAGTGGTCATGGCACCTTGGGGGCCGCCGCTGGATTCGCCTTCACCGCATCGGCTGGACTCACTACCGTGGCGGCTGCTGGCGTGGGGCTATTCGACACGTTATAGCTCTTTGAGAGGATCAACCCAATGCCGACAATGATCTTGAGGGCAAAGCTGATCCACGTCGAGGTATCATGCGGCATCCCGCCCTCTTCAATCGTAAACGCGATGAGTTGGGCAATCGCCCCGACAATGGCCGCGCCGCCAAAGATCGTTGTCAACCATGATGCACCCACAGGCACCTCCATCCTTAGCCTTGCAAGATCGTAAACAGGAGCGCCCCCAGAAGGAGCGCCCCTGCAATCACATAGGTAATCCAACGCGCCATGCTAGACGACAGGCGGAACCGGCACCTGTGGCACACCTGGCACGTTCTTCGCCGTAGCTGCGGCCAAGGCGGCTGAATTGTCCCGTGACAATTGAACTAGTGTTGCCGCTTGCGCGATGACTTCGGGCGGCACGCCATTGGTGGTCAACAGATCCACGATCTGCTGCCGGAGGCTGTCGGTATAGGTGTCCCATCCAGCCACGATGGTCTTGTCCTTCGTCATGTCATCGAGGGTCTCCTGAAGATCCTTTTTCATCTGATCGATATCTGCTTGACTCGCCATAGTATATATCTCCTTATGAAATGATGCAGAGGCGTTAGCCCTGCGGTGGTGTCCCCGGTTGTGGAGAGGCCGGGACGTTCGCCTCATTTTTTGCGGTAATGGCCGCCAGGCTCGTTCGCAACTCCTTCGACCTTGCGAGCAATTCGGCGACTTTCTTGGGGTCAATTTCAGGACCCGCTTCCCCTTGTGCCGCAATCATCTCTTCCAAATGGCGGAGATGCAGAATGATATACGTCATTTTCTGGTCGAGCCTATCCAGTCGATATGGCATACTGAGGAGTTCTTCGAGTGCAGAGATCAGTTGTCGATCCATACAGTCCTTTCTACTAGTGACTCAAGAAGTACCCGAGCAATCCAGCCCCGCCGCCACTCGCAGCGATCAGAGCAATCACCTTTTCAATCGCCATGCCCTTCCCTGACGACACTTGCTGACTATCGTTCAGCAATCTCACGGCATCGTAGAGTTTGGACAACATGGGGTCCGAGACCGCTTCCTTGCCCTTACTTTCATATTGCGCCCGCTCTAACAAGGCGATGCGATCGGTCAGTTGCGTCGCCATTTGGGAGACTGCCGCCGCGTTCGCCGCCTGCTGGGTGGCCACTAACGCCCGCAAGGTTTCTGCTGAGGCCGAGACCTGCGTGGCCAACACTTGCGCTTGCTGGCCGGATCGCTCCGCTGCCGTCGCCACAGCGGCCACATCGACGGCCCGAATGGCATCGATTCGCTTCGATTCTGCAACGCCTAACTTCTCCTCATAAGAGCGGCTGAGTTTGGCCATGTCTTCCACATGGCGAATCTCCGCCTCGACATACTTTTCAAAGGAGGCTCGCAGGTCGTCCTGCCGACGGTCAGACGCCTGGTTAAGCGCGATGACGTTAGCGGTTGGATCGATGACCGCACCTCCCTGTGCGTCCACCCCAATCCCTGGCTGTTTATTTCCTGGGCCATTGTTCTTGTCCATTCATCGCTCGCTCCAGTTCAGCGCAAGACGTTGGGCACACTTCCCGCAAACTGACGCACAAGAAACAGCACCATCGCGACACCGACCACGATGTAGATGATCGTCTTAAAGATCGGCTCCATAGGGATATAGGTCGTGATGGCCCAGACCAACAGCCCCAGGAGTGCAATGCCTAATATCAGCCAAATGAGATCCATTAGGTTCCTTTCGGTTTCTTCTTGCAGTTCCTTATGTGATGATCAGCGTTCTGTCGGCTTAACGGCTTGCCACAATACGTACACCGAGTCCAGAATCCGTCAGGCTTCTCATAGACAGCCATCTCATACCTGAGTCGGTTTTTCAAACTGCGCCCAGTACTTGAGCACCTTATCGACGTACACTTGATTCCAGTATTTGCCCACCGCATCCTTTTTGGGGCTGCCTGCGTTGTAGGCCGAGATGGCATCCGGCCAGTCCCCATACTTCACGTAGAACTTGAGCAAATGCTTGATGCCATACCGCAGCCCCAGGAACGGATCGCAGAGCGCGGGAAAGGACCGGGTAAATCCCGCCTCTCGCGCCACCCCGCCCATCACTTGCATGAGTCCCCAGCTACACATCTGGCCCATGCGCTCCGTGGCGGTGAGGTTCTCAGGCATGCCGACAAACCATTTATAGGACAGTTCATAGCGCAGCGCAAACTCATCGAACGCAGACTCCACAAAACAGATCGCCTTGACACAGGCAATCGGCACGGCTCCACGGTCTGGGTGCGTGTCGATCAATTGATTCAAGGTCAATTCCTGCATGCTATGGCGTCCTCAGTGTACGCGGGGCAATGCCCGTCTTGGTCACGCAAATCTCCCCACTGTTGGCTGAGAGTTGGTTCCCCGTATTGAAGCCTTGTACGACAAAACAATACTGTCCTGCCGTACTCGTTTGGAGACTGAATTGTGTGATGGGCGTATTGTACGCAGAGGCATAGGCTTGCGTACGTATGCCGATCGGTGTGTACGGTCCCCCGCTCACACTGGAGTAGTAGATGATATAGCCAGCCAGATTGGGATCGACAACAGGCGTCCAGACGAACTGCACGAGGGTTGTCGAAGTGGTGCCCACGAAATGCAGCCCGGTCGGGGCGGACATGCCTGCCACGGGGGTGACCGTCAGCTTCGCCCCACCTGTAGGGGTCACAGAGGACATGGCTTGGCCTGTCTGAATGAAGGGCTCGAACCAATAGATGTCCCCGAGGACCGCCCCTGGCCCCATCTGGAGGAGGTAGCGTTGCACGATACAGCCGTTCAACGGCAAATCGAACACGGGAATCGCGTCCATTGTGGAATTGGTCGTGCCGGCACTGGGGGTGAGCGCCCCAGACAGACAGGTCGCGGGCAACGGCCCTTGGAGGATGTTCGCAGAGGAGATGCTGCCGAAAAAGGAGAGACTGTCTGGCCCGGCAATATTCGGGACGGGCAAGAAGGCCGATTTGACGCCAGTAGAGAGGGGCTGAATCGCGTAGGACAGTCTCACTCCAGCCGGGTCGCAATCCGCCACCGTACAATCGATTTGCACATCCAGGGCAAAGGGGATGCCTGAGTGGATGGTGGTCGTGGTGGCACTGATCGCGCTCAGGGGGACGACCGTCGTGGTGCCCGTCTGATAGAAGGCATCATAGAAGCGACTCGCCGACATGCTGAAAGTGCCCACGGCAGGCGGTGTCGGCGGCTCCCAAATGGCATACAGCGTAGCGATATTGGCGGCGGTGAGCGCCGTGGGGAAGTGCTTGAACTCCGCAAACGTCACGCCTGCCGTGGGGTCGGTCCCTTGCTGCCCGAGGCGGAAATCTGAGGCGAGTACGTAGGAGGTCGTGGCCTTGATCGATTGATTGCTCTTGCCAGCTACCCCGTTCACATAGAGGGTCACGGTGTCGGCGGTCCCATCCACGACTTGGCAGACATAGGCGAAGCCGGCCCCCACAGGAAATTCGGTATTCAACCCAAACCCGCTCGCTTGCACCCCTTGTGTCCAGGTGCCGCCAAACGTGGCGAGATACATGCGCTGATTGGTGCCGTTGGCCGTGCCAAAGATCACCCGTGTCGCGCCCTCCAGCCCAGTGTCAGGGTCCACGCCCATGCAATCGGTCCAGGAGGAGGTCGTGGGGTTCAGGCCCGTGCCGTAGGCGATGGCCACATACTGATTGCTGGCGTCGGTAAAGGCCACGCCAGGGCCAAACTTGCCGGTGGTGACCCAGGCGGGACCGTTCGTGAGCGTCCCGTTTTGATCCCCACCCGCGCTATCGGTAAGGGTGATGCCCGTGCCTTCAGTAAAGTCGTAGGAGATGGTGACCCCAGCGGGTGGGGGAGGCGGCGGCGTCCCACACGCATTCGTGACTGCTGCCGAAGTAAATGCACTCATGGGCTGGTTCACGGTGCCGATCAGGGCTGAGTCCGTGACGTTGCCCGTGCCGCTATAGGTGACCGTCACCGTCTGGCCCACCGCACAGGTCCAATTCACCGTCAACCGTGCGACACTATCGGCACCGGTCAAGCGATTGGCACTGAGCACGGTCGGCGTCCCCGGACACCCTGACCCCGTACAGGCCACGGTAAACCCCGTCATCCCCGCAGCAGGCAACATCGGGGTATTGAGGTTCATCCCTACCGATACGTCGAGCAGATTTTGGTTAATCGTCGCAGATACATAGGAAAACATCTCATGGGCACCTTGCTCCGGCCTCGGCCCATTAAAGGCCAAGCCGCTAATGATGGTGTTCGACCCGCTAATGCAGGAGGACCCCGCTTTCTGGGTGAAATCGCTCGCACTGACGGTACAATCTGTGATCGCGCCGGTGAACCGATTGGTGTTTAAGATCGTGCCGGTGCCACCATCGAGAAAGTTGAGTCCTGCGGTATTGCCGGCTGAGTGGTTATCGGTGAGGATGGCCCCGCTCACGATGGAACTCACAATTTGAATGCCGATATCGTTGGCGGTGACCGTGTTGTTATAGAGGGCCATGCCGGTGACGACACCCAACCCGCCGGTAAACGTATCGATGCCGTGCCAATTATGGTCCACGACATTGTGGGACGCGACGTTGTTCCGATTCGACAAGGTGATCCCGCCCCCGCCGCTGCTACAAATGCCGGTGTTATTGAAGGCGTGGTTGCGGCCATTGTTGACGGCATGGACATGCGTCACGAGATTGTCGTTCCCGACCACCGCGCCGGAGCCCCCAAACCGGATCGCATAGCAGGTGTTGTCGTAGAACCGCCCGCCACTCACGAGAGTGTTCGACGCCACGACATACAAGCAATTCCCGCCTCGGTCGTAGGGGACCGACTTCGTGGTGTCGGCCAGTCCGTTGGCATGACACGTCAGGTTGAGAAATTCATGGAACGATCCGCGCACGCCAATCGCGTGCCCCGGCGCGTTTTTGACTTCCAAATTCTGCATCCGAATATGATGGATCGTGCTGCCTTCTGAGCCAAACGAGATGGCGTCTTCACTGGCGATCCCCCCGCCTGCCACGGGGAGATTCACCGCATCCACGATGAAGTCTTTATAGATTTGATAGTGTGTGAGCGGAGACCCCAAGCTAATAATGGCCCCACTGGAGGGTCTAAGCGTGACGATCTCCCCCGCATAGCCCGCGATCATGGCGGCGTTCGTCCAGGAGGTCCCGTTCGGGACGTTCGTCGCGTTAATCGATTGGGTGTAGGTGCCGCCGCGCATATAGAGGACGTCCCCATTGCCCGCCACCATGCAGGCGATCGCGGATGCGAGGGTGAGTTTCGGGGTGGCAATGTTCGTCGAGGCTGCACAACTGTTGCTATCACTCCCGGTGGTGGAGACGAAGCGAATCGTGCCCGTGGCCGCTGGCGGTGGGGGCGGTGCTCCGCCTCCCGTCGCCTTGAGGCACGCCAAGCGCATGATCCAGCGTTCCGGCACGGTGCGATGCAGCCCCGCCGCCCCGGTCATGGTATTGGTCAAAATACGGTAGAACAGGTTGGAGTCCGATTGCGTGCTGCGCCCATCGGCGGCGACCCCGTTGATATTTTCATTACTAAACGCTTGGGTCGTATAATCCGCCTGGAAGCCGAAGCACACTTCATCGGTGCCCGTCGTCGTGACGGCGGCTGAGGCCGGGTCAAGCGTCGTGCTTTCGGTGGAGGCGGCGCTTTGCACGTCGAGCGCCAGCGTGCCGGTATAGGTGATGGGAAAGACATGGATGCGACGATAGGGCGCGGCTCCGCTGAAGGTCGTGGTGAACACCGTACTGCCCCCTACAGCGCTGATCACATGGGCGCACCGGCCAGACGGTTCGAGGGCTGAGTGCTGCTGCGCGTTTTGCAGCACCACCGTATCGCCTTTATCACTGGCCATTCCCGTGACCGTAAAGTTGCCTTCCCACTTCGTGCAGATCTCTACGCCCTGTCCAGCGGTCAACGTAATGGCTGGCGCAGCAATCGTCGTACTGGTTGAGGCCCCACTACTTGCAGCGGTGACGGCAGCAGCCACCGTAATCGTGGCCCACGCAGGCGCGGTCCAGCCGAGCAGGGCGGTGAGGAGCAAGGGGATGAATTTCAACATACGTCTCCTCATTGCCGTGCGGCGCGTGGTTGGGTGAGGGGGAGGCGATTTCCAGCACTGGCTTCATCCAACAGAACACCCAAGCCTGTTTCATCAAGGATGGGCGCTCCGTTTTCATCCAAGGTGATCACCGCCCCTACGGGATTGTTCACCGCCCAAGCGGCACCCACGGCAACGAGGGGGGCACAAACCGCCAAGGCCGTGAGTTGTAGCGTCCACCGCAGAAAGGCCCGTCGTGTCATTAGATCACCCACATCGCACTAATCGGCAGCGTATAGCCTGCGCGAGTCGTGGCCGCTGAGACCGTTCCCACGTTGGCACCCTTGAGAATGTCCGAGGCGGGATCGACCCACATATTGATCCATTGAATTTGATAGACATCCGCCACATCCATGACGTACTTCGTGCCCGTCCACGGCCACATGCAGTTCACCATTGTGACGTTGTGGATAAACCGGAGCTTCCAGCCCACATAGCCAGCAAGATTGTCCACGAGATAACAATTCTCAAAAAGAAACTGGCGCGGGATGGCGGCAGATCCCGTATGGTCGATGTAGAACCCGGCCCCGTTTGTGCCCCACCCTTGCTCCTTGCGGACGTTCTTAAACGAAATTTGATACATGATCGTATTGGGGCTCACGGTGGACACCCAATAGAACCCAAACTTCCCGCCGACCCAGGATTGATAGCCGTCGAACGTGACGTTGGACAGGAACACCGCTTCATCCACGAGGACGCAGGTACTGGGCAGCGTAGCTGGAAATCGGTTTGAGGGATCTGCCCCGTGCCCCGTCACGAAATAACAGTTGGTGAAATGGAAATGATCGCCAGAGTATTTCACGCCAGAGTAGGCCGTGGGACTGACGGAGATCCGCAAGGGGACGCAGGCGGCGACATGGATCGTGTCCATAATCGTCAGTTCGTGCCCCATCGTTTGGATGCCGGCTGAATCACCGCCATAGAATTTATCGATGAGGACGTTTCGCACCAGCAGTTGCGAGGTTTCCACCCCACGAATCGCGTTCTTGGTATAGGTCGTGTCCGCAGTATTGATGTAAAGATCTTCAATCGAGGCGTTATAGAGTATGGCTGCACCGGACGACTTACAGATAGTGATGCACGATCCCGGATCGGTGGACGCCCCCGGCGTCGTCACGTTCCCCGTGGGCACAAATAAGAGTTGCGAGACAAATACGCCCGCTCCTCGTAAATGCACGCCATTGTCGTTGATGAGAAGGGGGCCTGTTTTGTATGTGCCTGCGGGGAGAAAGACGGACAGCCCCGTCGAATTGATTGCGGCGTTGATCGCCGCTTGCAGGGCGACAGTATCATCGGCCACGCCGTTCCCCACAGCCCCATACAGCGGATCTTTCACATTGATCGTGCCGAGTGATTGTGCAAGGGCGGTGACCGTCACTTTGTAATCGGTCCCATTTTGAATGATGCCCAGGATTTCTGATCCCGTGAGCGCCCCGACAGCTGATCGTTGGCTAATCTTGCGTGACATCAGTTCCTCGCCGTTCTGTCTGAGGCCGGATCGCCTCCACCGGTCTGATAGCCACCGACATCGACGGGCATAAAGCATCGGCGTCCACGCACGTCGGCGCAGGCTGCGCCCCAAAAGAGACCGGCTCCCCGCAAAGTGGACGTGTTCGCTAACCGATAATCAGTGGCCGGATCGACAAAGACCGGATCGACATTCGTGTCCGTCCCCACTGTCGCCGCTGCGTTCCACAGACTCACCGTGGCGTAGGTGGTGCTCTGATAACTCCAGGGCGTGGTGAGCGTGACGAGGCTCCACGCATTGTTGTGATCGAAGTTCGCCACTTGCGAGTTGGCCACCACCGCATAGCTCCATCCGGTGCCTGACCGGACATAGCAGTTATTATTTTGGAAGGTCGTGGCAGCATTGTTCGTGGCCCCTTGGACGCTCACGCTCATGCACGCTTTAAAACCGCCAAAGACCACCCCATAGAGGGCATCATCCATAATGACGGTATTGTTGGAGATGGTTGCCGACGTATTCGCCTTGGCAAAGAGGGGCGCATAGGTGGCCCCGATAATCAGATTCCCCGTCACGACATGCGTCGTGCCCATCGACACCAGAATGCCCGCCGCAAATCCAGTCACGGTATTGCCCCAGACATAGGCGTTCACCGTGCGGCCAATCGACAAGCCGTGCGGTGTGGCCGATCCGTCGTAGAATGGACCGTACACCCGATTGCCCGTGACCTGCGCATTCGAGACGTTATTCGCTGTCACCCCATCGTTCCCAATGGCGATGCAGCGCGTGGACGGCGCATTGCAGGTCGCCACATTATTGCGAATGACCACCCCGTCACCGAGCGCCGTCGCGTCGGTGCTGTCCGCCAGAATGGCGTACACATCCGCCGCCGTCACCGCCGTTGCGGTCATTGAAATGGTGTTGTTTTCAACAATCGGCGGGGTCGTGACGCCGTTCAAATCCGTCCCCATGGTAATGCGCTTCAAGCGAATGCCGATGGTCGTCATCGCATTGCCCAGCCCGGTCGGCATCGTGGCGGTGATCGTATTGTTCGCTACATAGGCAAAGAATGAGACGGCATTGCCGGCAGCCCGCTCCACATGGATTGACGCGTTCGATGAAGCGCTATAGGTGAGCGTGAACGTGTTCCCCGTCACGACGAGCTTCTTGGCAGAGGAGGGTGTCACCAAGGCATGAATACATTCCTGCGCCCCCACGGTCCCCGTGAAGGTGTTGTTGGTGATCCGCACGGTTCCGCGTGTATACGCATCCACGAGATGACGATTGGTGCCCCCCACGGAAATCAGATTACCCGTGAACGTCACCGACGCGTCATAGGCGACGTTGGTGATCGAGACGCCACTGGAGGTGGCCCCGCCCGTATTCTGGATCTCAAACCCGGAGAAGGTCAGCACGTTCGCATCGTTGCTGGCGGTGAGCGTGACAATCGCCGTGGCGTTGGTGCCGGTGATGATCGCACAGAGCGATGTCACAGCAGACAGGGTGATATTTTTGCTAACGGTCACAGTGGTTGCGCCTTGCGAATACGTCCCGCAGGCCGCCGTAATGGTGTCCCCGGTTGCCGCTACCGTCAGAGCTCGCGTGAGCGTACAGACGTTCGCCCCGCTATCAACACAGGAAGCCGCGCCACCGCCAGCCGGGTCGGCAAAGTAGGTCGTGGCTCCCGCGAGTGAGGGCAGGAGACAGAGCACCAGGATGAGCAGTAGGCGTTTCATCGGTAGCTCACGGTAATATCCTGTGCCGCAGTCGAGGTGACACAGGTGAGACCTGTTGCGAAACTTACGTCATACGTCAAAGTAAATTGGCTTTCCACGAGAGTGACCGGTGAGGTAATCGTCGCAATCGTGGTCCCTGATCCGGCTGTATTGTCGTAACACGTAATCACACCGGTTCCCGCAGATTTGTTTACCGTAATGAGATGGAGGAATCCCGCACCAGACTTAATAACAGTTGTAGTTGGGGCCGCCAAGACGATATTAACAAAGGAGAACCGCTGTTCAACCTTGAAAACCCCATTGGTTTGATCCTCACCAGACAGCAGTTCATTCAACCGCACTGGCGGGGTGGCAGCGGGCGATAAAGTTCCACTCCCCGCCGAGGCGTCGAGCGTCCAGAGCAGTACCAATAGTAAGAGAAGGCTTCTAGTACATCGCATATAAAGCTCCTGCGGCGGATGTGCCGGTGGTTGCAGTGGTGACGACATAGACATACGAACAGGGGAGATCGGTACGTGGAATTAAGGCTTGATCGCGTGTCGTGCCGGAGAGCGTCAGCGTCCCGAGTAAAATCCCGTTGGCCGCATCGCTATCGACATCGCAGTAGAGCGCCTGCGTTTGTGTGACGGCTCCCGTGCCCACCACTTGGCCATAGAAGCCCTTGACCCCCACCGGCACGATCTGCGCGGCACTGGTGGTGTTGGTGGTCACTGCCGAGACGAGCACCGTCTGCCGCACCGCCCCGCCGCTGGTCTGGATGAGGTTGTTGGTTTGATCTTCGCCGGAGAGGAGCGTGCCGAGGGTCGTGCGCAGGTTGCCGGAGAGGTCGAGGGACAGTGGCGATGTGGTGCTGCCTTCCACATAGGTGGGGGCTGCTGCGGTGGCCGTGGCCGTGGCATTCGCCCCTCCACCGCTAATGATCACACGAGTATTGCCTGATTTATCCATGGAGAGCTGACGATTTTCATTTTCGTTAAAGGTCGGTGTGGTGCCGGTCACTCTCGCGGGATAATCAATGGCCTGCGCGACCAGCGGCATCCCGCAGAGGAAGAGGAGGGCACTGAGGAGTCGCAGGTAGCGCATGGTAGATCCTTTCGTTAGTTCGTCTCGGACGGATTCACAATGTCGTAGAGTGGATGACTCGCCGCATTGACGAGTAGGCTCGTCGTCGTCGAAGTCCAATGGCCGTTCTGGGCCTTCAACACATTCACGATCAAACTCCGTCCGCGTGGACTCATCAGGAGTTTCGAGATCGCTTCATAGGCCGCAATACCCGTCGCGGCTCCTGCGGCGGTGCCGACCATGCCGCCCCCAAAGAGTGCCCCGCCAGCCCCAGCCGCCGCGCCAGCAATTAAGCGTCCTGGCGAGCCGAGCTTGGTGCTAATGCTGCCTTCCGATTCCAGCTTGGGAATCGCGGCCAATTCATCGAGCGTCTTCTGAATCGCCGGCAATTGCGCCTTCAGATGTTTGGTAATGAGGCTATCTTCCGGCAGTTTCTCCAGCGCGTTCTTGATCGCGGCGGGGTTGACTTCTGGCAACAGATAGCCGTGCGTCTGCTTAAAGCTCATGCCCTTCTTTTGGAGAATGTCGGCTAATTCATCGCTGGCGATCTCGTGCATAAATTGCTGGTTGGCCTTCCGAAGCGGAGCCGAGGAGGTGCCGGATTGTTCGAGGCTCTCCCACATGGCTTTCTTCATCGACCGGAGCGCCCCCAGTTCTGCGCCGCCGGACGCTTCAGCGGCGCCGATGTCGCCATTGAGCGCCTTCATCTCATTGCGGAGTTTATCGATCGGCCACCCGCCACGGTAATACGTGAGATTGTCCTGATACGATTTAATTTTCCCAATAATTCCCGATGATTTATCCGTCGCCTTCCCCGCCACAGTGGGACCCAACTTTTGATTGCGTGCCAGATCGCCAAACTCTTTGCGTAACTCGACCAGTTTACTGGAGAGCGGCCCCATGGGGACCTTGGGATTGGGACCTGTCGCCAAGGCGTCATACATCGCGCTGGAGGGGCGTGGCGTGGGAGGTCGCACACTACTTTCCAGTTTTTGCAATTGTCCTGTGCCGATCTCTTGCCGACCCGCTTGCGAACCAGGGAGGTTCGTCAAGACGGGCTTGGTCAACAGATTGGCACCTGCCGTGAGCAATCCCGTCGCCAAGGGTCCCTCCAAGGTCGTCGGCAATCCTGTCAAGGATTCCTCTGGCGGCTTCGTGATCCCCGTCATATAATTCAAATAGGTGCCCGCCGCTGCGCCGGCTGGACCACTGACAGACGTGGGTATTCCAAGTCGTGAACCCAGGGCTTGCGCCCCGAGTTGCATGCCCAGCGGCAAGGCGTTTTCCTTTCCAAAGGTTTTGAGTCCTTCCATCGCCGGTTGCACATAATCCTCATTGAGCACTTGCATGGCGCCTGGTTCCTCTGGCGGCACCATTTGCTTGCTCTCTTCTGGGCTGATGCCGCTCTCCTGGAGCGCCTGCTCGACCTTCAGGCGTTGCTCGGTCGTGAGTTCAGACCGACGCGACCAGAGTTGCTTCAATCGCTCCTGCTTAATCGGGTCAGGCACCCCGATCTGCTGGGCCTTCGCCGCTTGCGCGGACGCTTCGGCTTCGTTCTTCGGTTGTGCTAAGACGGTCGCCATCAGTTACTTTCCAAACTCATCCTGAAACAACTCTTGTGCACTCGGTCGATTCTTGCCTTTGGCATAGAGCTTTTCGGCTTGGAGAATCTGCTCATGGAGCGTCTTCTTCGCGGCATCAAGTCCTGGCCGATCCCCGACAATGGCCCGTCGATTCGCCAACTCCGCCGCATCAAAAAGCATATTGAGCACCGCTTCTTTCGCCACGGCTGATCCCACCGTCTCTCGTGCATCGGGGAGGACGGAGGCCCAGCGTCCAATATCCTGTTGCGTGAGCACGCCGACTTCCACCATCCGCGCCATCCAGCCCGCGAACGCTTCCCGATCACCCAGGAAGGCCCCCGCGATGGGATTGCTCCGAATGAACGCGCCAAATTGCGTCTTCATCCCTTGTGCGAAGGCCGCGCCTGGCCCTTTCGCCGTAATCAATTGATGCGCCAGATCCAGCAACGTATGCTGCGTCGAACGGGCGATTTCAATCGTCTTAATCGCTTCCTTCTGCTTATCGGTAATTTCCTTCCAGCCTCCGGTGGCCGCCTTCGCTTGCGTAAAGGGATCGTCCTGCGTACTCGTCGGATAGATCAGTTTGCCCGAGTCCGCAAAGGTCTGCGCATGAATATAATTCGATTGCTTATCAGGCGGCACCAACGAGGTCGCTTGTGTGGCTGCGGTGGTCGCCGCCGCTTTCGTTCCGGCCACCGCCGTGGGAAAGATGAGCGTCTTCATCCCGCCGATCATTTGCTTGAGATTGTCACCCACCTTCGCGGGAGCCCCTGGCACCAATTGCTGCACGCGACGGTGCATCTCTGGCGTGACGGTTTCAGTACCTTTGATATCCGCCATCGAGCGACCCGTGAGCGCCACAGCGGTATCGTCCAGCGTATGCGTCCCTTGCTGCTTATCTTTCTCCAGTTGTCGCCTAGAGGCTTCGGCAATAGCCGCCTGGACGGATGCGCGTGGGAGCGCCTGCGTTGGAGGCGCTTTCAAGAGTTCATCGGCCACGGTACCAGGAATGTTCCCTAGCGATTTATGGAGCTGCACTTCTTGCGAGAACTGCTCCGGCGAAATCAGGTCCGGTCTCGGCTTGGCCAGCGCCATCGGCACATACTTCCCCTCATCGATTACGCCATGCCCGCCTTGGATCAGTTCCAATTGCTTGAGTTGCGTAGGCTCTAAGGTGTTCGAGGGCGGCTGTTGCTGCTCCAGACTGCCCGCCATCGGCGCATCCTGCATCTGGCTCCAGTCGTGCAGGAGTGAGGGGTCCATGCCCGCCTCCTGAAACTGTTGCAACTCCTGTGGCGCAAAGCGCGGCGTGGGAGATGGCGGCCCTTCCAGTGGCATCTGTGAGGGTGCTAAGGGAATCCCGTACTGCGCATGGGCCTGTTGGGCGGTCGGCGCGTGCTCCATCGCAATGTCCTGCATCACCTGGAGTTTGGTACGAATCTCCTGCTCTTGCTCAAACGGGACCAGCGCCTCCTGCTGACGCTTGCCCAATTGCTTTTCACGCTTGGTGAGTCCATAGGTGGAGCGGCGCAAGGAGGTAAGTAGGTCTGGGTTCTCAAAGCTCGGAATATCATTTTGTTGCGGCAAGAGCTTGCGCTCCGCCAAATACTTGAGCTTCGGACTTTGATGAAAGTTCGGAAGCTGCGCGGAGAGTTGGTGCAGTTCGTCTGCGGATAAAGTTTCTGGCATAAATTATCCAATCAACTTTGCAGCCGTTTCTCCTCCACTAGGCGCCGCCCACTTGGTCACATTACTGCCGAAATCGTTCGCCCAGTTATAGCCGATCTGCGGCCCTGTCTGCGTGCTGGTCCTGGTCCCTTGGCTCCGGCTGATTTGCCGTTGCGCCATGAGGTTCCCGAGGAGATTGGTATTCATCTCGGCAAACTGCGGGAGCACGTACTGCGCGGCACTGGAGGCGATTTGCGGGAGTGAGGAGGCGGTCAATCCCCCTGCCGCCGCGTTCGCTCCGCTAAACGTCGTCAAGGCCTGCTTCATCGCCTGCATGAATCCCGCCTGCTGCCAGGGGGCAATCCCCTGTTGGGCGCCCGTAAAGAGCGTGCTCCAGTCTTTTTTCGCGTTCGGGTCCAGCCCGCTAAAGGACGTATTCTGCTCGGTCGAGGAGGCTTTTGGCCCACTAAAAAATCCCATCGCGGCTCTCCTTACGCGTTCCGCAGTTTCTCGGTCAGATGCAAGCGGGCGCTATAGAGTTGAAACGTGTCTGTCGGAGCAGTCGATTGAAACGTGACGATCAACGACGGATAGCGCATGAGCGCGGTCAAGAGCGCCGCCGTCGTCACTTGCACGAGATTGTCGTCATCCACATAAAACACCCAAGTGACCCCTGCGGCATCCACCAGGGCAGCCATGAGATCGCCGACGCTCACCATTCCACTGCTCGTCATGCTCACGATGCCGCCGTTCGAGATGGCGGGCACCCATTTGGTGCCGTCCAGCCCCACGAACACCGCACTCGCTCCGGCTACCGCCCCGTCCGTCTCAGAGACAATGCCTGCCGTCGTGATCGCGGGCGCCCAGACATCCGCATTGGGGCTCGTGAGCGTCCAGGCCGTCGAGGCGGGCGGAATCGCACTGCCATCGATCGCCGTCACGTATTCTGCGGCTAAGGTGCTAGACATTGAAGGCACTCAAGGGTTGTCGAATCGGCACGGATCCCGCTAAATCTGCAAAACTCGCTTGGGCGGCGCCTCCGCTGATCGCGGCGGTGCATCGTACATCCCGCACATACTTGAGCGTGGACCCCCCGGAGTAGCCTTTGAACCGATCCTGAAAGGTGACGAGCGGCAGCGAGGTCGTGCTGCCGACCACATGACTCACCAAATCGGATTGAAAGCCCCGGTAGAGCATGGCCCCATTCGCCGTATTGCCTTCGCCGGCACAGAGCGAGAGATCCCCACCCTGATCTTCGCGCCAGACGCATCCCCAGGAGTTGACGGTATGCGGCCCGTACCAGACCGAGCCTTTGGGATCACCTGCCGTGAGATAGCGCAGGTCCAGCCAATACTGGGTATCGGCATAGGTCTTCGTGCCGGACGGAAAGCCGAGGAGGAGTTTGCGATCGAAGTATTCCATCCAAATGTGGTTCAAGTTCGTGAGATTGGCCTGATTCAATCCGGTCGTGAGCACCCGCGACTGGAGTTTATCCCCCACATAGAAGCCCACCAAGGAGCCGTCAGGGAGACAGTACACATTGAGATCGCTCGTGACCCAAAAGATGCCCACGCCAGGGACGGTGCAGACACTCATGGGGCTACTCGTGCCGACGTTACTGTCCAGCAATTGGATGGTGCTGTCCTCGGTCGCACTCGCCGTCACCGCCGTCACATCGCTGCCGAAATCGGTGCCCGTGATGATGTACCAGGCGTTCGCTTGAAATGCGATGAGACCCGGATAGGTGATCCCCGCGTTGCGCATATTGTAGGGGTGAATGGCCGTAAAGAGTCCGGGCCGTTGTGGGCGCTTGGTCGCCCAGGCGCTATTGGTAGACCAGACGGAATCGTCTCGCGCATTCGTGCGCTCAATGCCGTTCATCGTCACGGCCATCAGCCGATCCAGCACCGGCACGATGCGTGACAGCGGGGTGGGGATGTTCGTGCCGGCCACTTGGCCAAACGACCCGCCATCGTAATAGTAGGGATTATCGATCCCATTGGCGAGATAGGCGCGATCGCTGATGGGCCAGGTCGAGATGAGCATCAGGTCCGTGGCGGTGGCGCTTGAAGTCAATCGCGTTTCGATGCCCGCCGCATTCACCTCACTGATATTCGTCCCATAGGCGACGAGCCGTTTCTTCGTGCCATCGCGTTTATAGAATCGATGCCCGCCCGTCACGCGAGTGGCGGCTTGCATCGCCGTGGGCGTAATCGCTCGCGTGCCAGGAATGATTTTCACCGACCCGTCATAATAGCAATGCCGCATCTGGACGCATTCGCCATCGCCCAGCAGATGTTGCGGGTCACGGAGGTTCACACCGAGGATCGGCATGGAGATTTCACTGTACTTATCTGGATAGCGTGCGCGTAACATGGCTTAGACCATAATCTCCGTCACCCGCATATAGGACGCCATGAGCCCGCCGAGTTTTCTGACCGTCGCCACGCCGTTGAACGTCGTGGTGCTGGCGCTCGCGCATCCCGTTCGTGAGCGAAACGTCGTGGTGGCAATCCCGCCAGCCTGGACCATGGCCCGAATCGTCAGAATGCTGACGGCGCCCGCCACCTCGCCACGTCCAAGAAAGGCGGCCAACGCATCCGGGGTGGCGTCACGGAAGAGGGCGGTGACTAAGTTAAACCCAGGGTCGCTATTGGCATAATTCCCTTGATGCGCTACCTCCAGCAGATTGATCCCGCTCATGGGGATAATCGCCTGGGTCATATATTGATCACCCTCAGTAATCTGCGGAATCGTATCATCGTTGGGCATGATGGTCGTGCCGGAGGCCACCGCTCCGGTCACGTTGTGGACTTGCTGGATGATATCTCCGGTCTTCCGGTAGCCGTCTCGATAGGTTTGGACCACCGTGGGGGCGGTTGCCCAGACGCCTGCCGCCGCTTCCGTAATTTCAATGAAGCCGAGCAAGATAAACGGCACGAGGGTGCGGGCATTCGTCGAAAAGAGCTGCTGCGCACTGGTCGCTGTCCCGGACCCTTCCGCCAATGTCGAGACATCAGTATTCGGCGCAAACGCTCTCAGCGAGAGGGTCGAGTTGATCAACGGATTCCAGATACAGAGTTCCACCGTCCCGCTATTATCGATCAGGCCCACCCAGAGCCGTGCCGCCACGCCATTGACCGTGCCCAAGCTGGACCCGGAGGCACAGGTCATGGTAACCGCACTCGTCACCGTGCGCGTGACGAGCGACCCATCTGTATCGATCGCATTACGAAACGTGATGCGCACGGGGTCAGAGGCCGATGGGGTGCCCCCACTGGCGGTTTTGAGAGCAATCGTGAGGATGTTGGAGGACACGCTGGCGGCCAGGGAGCCGTTATTGATCGGATTCACCGTGAGGCCATCGGCATACCCCTTCGTCGCCGCATCGAGCGCATTGACCGGAGCCGCCGCCAAGGTCACAGCCGCCGCCGTCAGGGTCGGCGCCGTCAACGTCTTATTCGTGAGCGTTTGGGCGCTGTCGGTATCGACCAATGTTTTCGTCGTCGGCATTACCGCTCCGCCTCCGCCCGGTCGTACGTGGGATTGTGGCCCCCATAGCGTTGGAGGGCAAGTTGCCACAGCGAATACTCTGAGGGGTATCGCGCTTCATCGTACCGCCGCATGGCTTGCGTTACGGCGCCCTGCGCCCAGAGCGACCGGCGTTCCCGAATATGCTTGACGAAGAGGCTGCCCGCTTCATCGAGTCTGGTGATATTAGGTCCGTAGGTGAGCAGCAACGCATAATTCGCGGTATCGGGCACTGGACTGATTTCAATCGCGGGCGTGTCCGTGTTGAGTGGGCTGCTGCCCACGAGTTTATAGCGTGCGGGATACCCTTGATTCGGATACCGTAACGACGAGGCCCAGCCGGTCGGGTCATCCAGGACCAACCGCCGACGCAAATGGCCGATGAAGGCGGTGGTCGTGGCCCCCGGGTTCACCGTCCAGGCCGGCGTGATCGTGAGTACTTTCGTGGTGTCGTCATAGTTCGTGATCTGCCGATACTGCCCCAACCCCGTGCCCCCCGTCGTGAACAGGTAGACGCCACGAATCGAACTGATATCGGCGCTAAAGGTGGCGGGGGCCGTCATCGTCGTGGCCGCTCCTGCTGTCGCGGTAAACGCCATCGACGCGGCACAACTAAAGACATCCAGAAGAATCTCATGGTCGAAATCAGCAGGCGTATCGATCTGCCCAGACCCAACCGGGAGAATCACCATCACGGTGGTTTCGAGCAGTTTATCCCGCGTACAGGCCAACCAGAGATCGGTTTTGACGGTTTGAAACCCCTCGTTCATGAACTCCGTGACCTGTCCCGTCGTAGGCGTAGGCACGCCCGCATGACGGAGCGCGTCCGTAATGAGACTGGTGACGGTGGGGTCAGCGGGGATCGACATCTTAGATCGGCACCTCTTCCCAGAGCAATCGACTCACGACAGAAAATGTCGTGGTAGAGGTCGTATTCAGAATCGACAGCACCCCGCCAGGAGGAATGATCAGCGAGCCATCGAGATTGACTACGCCTGCCCCAAAGAGTATGGGCGTCGTAATCGTGCTAAACGTCATGGGACCAGGCGTGGGGATTTCGAGCCCATCGAAGATCACGACGTTATTCGTCAGGCCCGTGAGTGCCACCCCACCAGGAAATCCTTTGGCAAACGATCCAGCCGCCACGAGCGTTTTTCGATTGAGCGGGGTCGATCCAGTCGAAATGGCCGTATTGCCGACCGATGAGGCCATGACAAATGCACCAGGACCGACGGGCGTCGTTAATGTATTCGCGTAGGCCGCCAGTGCCACCTGCAAGATCACCAGATTCACGAGTGAGGTCGAAGGATTCCAGACGCCGACGATGGGAGTGGATGAGTTAGTCAAAGTAACCGTATTGGCCGACAACGCCGTGACGCCAGATCCAATGGAATAGACAAATCCGCGCTGCACTTGTTCATAATAGCGACCGTGCAACTGTTGACTAATTAACTCTCCGGTACGACCTTGACGAAAGGGTTGGATCGCCCCATCAGCCAATACCTGCGGGCCGACTTGTCCTGCTATTTCAATAGACATGATAGATCCTCAGATAATAAAGATACCTGCTCCGGGACATACTCAGGGTTATAGTTGATTCCCAATGCCTGCTCCAGAAAGACAATACGGGAAAAGGCATAGTTGATGAGGGCGAGGAGATCATCAGGTTGTGCGCCATCCAAACCATTCACTCCGTTCGTTCCAGCAGCCCCCGTCATCCCTTGAATACCCTGAATGCCCTGAATACCTTGCGGTCCTGTATTCGCCGGAGGCGCGGCCCAGGTGCCATCGCCGCGCAAAAAGACCGTGGGGTCTCCCGCCGTCGGGAGCGCCTGGCTCTCCATGGCTTTCTGAATGGCGCGGGCGATGTCCTGTCTATTGATCAGCGGCATGAGGACCCTCGCCGTTGCGCTCCGTTAGTGCGGATTGGCATACGGGGCATGCTCTTTCGCCAGCACGTCCGACACCTTGGCGATTTGCGCCTTCATCTCCGTAATGATGGCCTTCAACCGATCGGCATCGTCCCGTAATTTATCGTGATCGGCACGGAGGACCTTGAATGTCTCTCTCGACTGGGCGAGTCGATGGGCATGGTCGTCCTCCACCTGCTTGAGGGACGCCTTGACCGTCTCGGCATGATGCTCCTCCTTGGTCTGGACGGGCGCCGCTTCATGCGCGGGTGGGGCGGTGGGTTTTTTTGCTTCCATGATCAGACCTCTTCTCCTTAGCTATATTGTTTGGCGGCAATGGCGATGGGTTTCTTCGCTTCCTTCGACATCCCATCGGGTCCACGCAACTGACGTGGGCTATAGCGAATGGTCATCCCGAGCAAGAGCGGCGCCGTAATCGTCACCAGCGCGTGCATCGTCACGGTGAACTGGATGAGTTCGGTGCTCTCAAGAATCTTGCCGGCGTTAATCACGAACTCAGGGGTGCGCGAGATCGTATAGGCGACACCCGGACTCGTCATGGCCGCCCCGACCGTATCCATCGCCACCGCCGCTTCCGCCGTGCCGAGGACGGTCGTGCCCGGAATGAAGAGTTTATAGAACATTTCCCAATCGACGCTGCCCGAGGTATTATTGGAGGTCCAGTAGAGGCTGGTATAGACGGGCTTTTGCACGTCCATATCATGCGGGATTTCCATGAGGTGATTGACGCTATTGTCTGCCGTCTTAAAGAGCATCCCCACAATCCCGGACGTATTCACTTCATTGATCGCCAGATTGGTGGCGTCCGGCGTGCCCGTGCCAATGGATTTAATCGCGTTGCCGGTCGTCGCCTCATACGCCAACCCGGAGAACTGCGAGACCGGAATATAAATGCGCCGAGGACGCCATTCAAATTGTTTATCACTGAAGTGGCGACCCATCATGCCATCGCTTTTATCACTGACAGACATAGTGGTCCTTTTCTCGGCTCACGGAGGCGGGACCACCGCCTCCGATCAGGCCGTATCGGAAATTAACGGATGGCGAACCCTTCAAACACTTTCGAGGCTTCCTGCACCGAGGCATCGGTGCCGACCGTAAACCCCATATTCGTGCCGCCGGTCTGCGCATTAGGCGTCACCCCATTCGTGGAGACCGCCGCCGACGCGGTGGTAATGGTGATCGCCGTGGCATCCGCCATGGAGGCGGACCAGAGGGTGACGACATCTTTATCCGTCACGTTCCATACCACCACCACCGACGGCACAAAACCTATATTGATGGGGGTGGCAAGGGGAGAGGCATCACAGGTATATTTGAAAAACACGACCCCAGGAATCACGCTGGGAGAAATGACAACGGTTGCGACGGCAGACATAATTACAACTCCTTTTCAATGACGACGTTATAATCGTTGATGTATTGCGGCGAAGGTCCCCCATCCATCAATTGATTTTGGGGGCGTCCTTCACCGCCTCGGGCGATCTCCACCTTACTGGCATTCTCCATCGGATGGATCGCGCTCTTGGCGTTCTGGAGCACCTTCACCACGTCGCGTGGCAACGTGTTCTTTTTCCCGAACTCGGCCCGAAACTCATAGCCATTGACATTGACACCGATGGTGTACCGCTTGGAGGGGTCCATGAATTGCCCGCGCTCCAAATAGAACTCCACCATCGGACTGGTGACACTGGGATCGGGATACGCTTTCTGCTTTCTGACCTCAGCCATACTTAGCCTCCCTGTTTCGCCCATCGATAGAGCGCGTCTGATTCTTTCACGAGCACTTTGTCGAGTTTCACTTCCACGCAGGGCGCCCGGCGCTTGTCGCTGGCCTTATGGGATTCGATGCCCGTGGCCCACTCGTGCGCCCGCCGTTCCGCCTCGGCACGGGTCAACCCACGGTCTTGCGTGGGTCGCCCGTCGAAATACACTGAGTACACACCCTCATCAATCGGCATAATGGCTCAGAGGCTTGCGGCACATTCGATCCGCTCCAGCCACTCTTCCTTCGTGCGCAACCGTGCGCCGATGGTTTTCCAGCCGATGGTTGCGACCTGCTCCAAGGGGTCGGCTGTGCCGGCACTCCCCAGGGGCTTGGCATAGAAACTGGAGGTCTTCCCCATCAACGGCACTTTCGTAAAGCCGTTCATCCCGAAGATGAGAATGGTATAGACGTTCGCCACGCTGGCGGTATTCTTGACGGTGGTGCTGGAGGCCCCGCCGCCCAGAAACACCTTGCCGCCGGCCCCCAGATTCGAGGGATCGGGCGCCGTGAAGAATGCGAGCTGCTTATAGCGGCCCACTTCGCCTTCCATCGCCCCGCGATATTCGGAGGCCCATTTGTAGCCGGAGATGTTTTGAATATCGAACATGACATTGGGCACGGTGACCGCCGCATAGGCCGGCATCGTGGGGTAGCTGTTCTCGGTCTCGTTCGACTGATTGCCCCCGACCTGCGTCTCCGCGCCGTTATTCGTCAAGGTGCGGATGGCCCGGTCCAGATCGTTGAAATCCACAATTTCGTTCACGTCGGTGCGCTGGGTGCCGTTGGCGTAGATCACGCCCGTCCCGGCGACGGCGGTATCGCGGTCCACCGCATCGATGGTATAGCCTTCCTGCTCGCCTAAGAGCATCGTCCAATGCTGGAGAATCGGATCTTTCTGTGTCCATTGCGCGTAGTCCGTCAAGGCGATGAAATCGCCGTGTTGGACCAAGGTGGCCTGAAAGTCGTCCAGCGAGACGCCCTTCCCAGCGGGCGGCACGCCCTCGGTCAACGGCGAGAGGGCCAGCGCCAGATGGAGATAGCGGCGCATAATAATCGTCTTCCCTTCCTTCGAGGGGATTTCCGATTCAGCGGCCCATCGGGAGTGGAGATTGCGATACTTCGCTCGCGTGAGCAGTTTCTTCGAAAAATACGCCTGCGTCACATCAGGCGGCGAACTGAGATCGGTTACGAGTGCGGGGGTATTCACAAGTGCCATGGCCTTAGACTCCTAATACTTGCCGCTCATATTTCGCAAACTCCTTGGGCGTCATCCGGTCAATTTGCTCCGCCGTGATCGCCCCCGATTTCGTCGGCGTCGGCCCGCCGGCCCCGGTCACAACGGCTTGCTTGACCTGCTGGTTCAAGGTCTTGAGCATGGCCGAGCGGTCTCCCGCAATGGCTTTCGTCGTCCCCGCTCCCGTGAGCGTGGCGGCATAGGCCACGGCGAGGGCCTTCGTGTTCAGCGAATCGGGATAGCCCGCGTGGATCAATTGCTGATAACAGCCCATGGAGGCTTGATAGAGTGGCGATGAAGGGTTGTCGAGATCGGTCTTATAGGTGGTGAAAATCTTTTCGGTATCCTGCGTGAGTTGCCCTTCGGCTTGGGCGCGGACGGTTTGCTGCGAGAGGTCATGCTTCGCCCGCTCATAGGCGATTTCCCGATCGTAGAGCCGCACCTGTTCATCGGCTTGAATGCGCGTTTGCTCGTCGGTATTCGGGTTGCGCATGTGCGCCGCCCATTTGTTGCGCTCCCCTTCCAGTTCTTTCCATTTCGGGGTGCTCGTGGCCGGGTCCGGCGTCCGCTTGAGCGCCGACAATTCGCCCGCCATGCGCGAGGCTTCGCGTTGGCTCTCCAGATAGGCCCGCTCTAACTCATCATCGGACCTAAATTTTCCCGCATACGTTCTGGAGCTGGTAACGGGTTGCTCTACCGTGGTAGAGGCCGTCGAGGCTTCAGTGGTCGCGGTCTCGGTCGAAGATGCGTCGGCGATGGCCTCCTGGACGGGTTGCTCTTCCGAGGCCGTCTCATTGAGGGTTTCATCCGCCATGATCGCTCTCCTTGCGCACGCAATAAAAAAGCTAACTACGGAAGATTCCGTAATTAGCTTCTGACGCGGCGTGCTCTGCGCGTGTAAGCGTGTTATGTGTCGAGCAGTTGCTTGAGCTGTCTCTTCAGATACTCCAATTGTCTCAGCAAGTCAACGATCTTCATATTCCGTGGCGTCGGGGTGACCCCCTCGATCGCTGGCTTAACGCTCAGTGGTAAACTTTTGATGGGTTCCATGTAAACTTTTCGCTCGGTCAAGGAGAATGTGCTCCATCGTGGTCTGCGTGACATCGGGGTCCTGCGCGGCACGATGCGCTCGGACAATGCGCCAGTAGTCAGATTCCGAAATGGGTCTCCACTGATGTTTGGCTTCGCAGGTGAGCCCGACTGGTTCACAACTGTCATCGAAAATCCAATACTTCGTGTCTTCATCGCAGGCGATTTTCACCCACCGCTCATCCGTCGTCGATTGTAGGTAGATCGTGCTCATGCTCCGGTATTCACTCCATTCGCTCCTTGGCCCTGCATACCCGTCAGCACCTTGGCCAAATCAGGATTGGGCTGTTGCATGCCTTGTTTCTGCAACGCCGCTTTGATTTCTTCTTTGAATGGGACATCGGTGGCTTCCAAAATGAGCGGGGGAGGCACTGGGATGCCCATCGCCATCAATTGCAGCATGCGGTTCAAGTTCGCTTCCCTTGCGGTCGTGCTCGCCTCCTGGAAGCCCACGACGACATCAAACGTCAGGTCCGCAATCCGCTTATAGGACTCGTACATGACGTGTGGGGGGACCATCATCTTGAGGTCCAGCCCCGCCACTTGCGCCATTTTATAATCCTGCCCCAAAATCCGGTCCATTTTCTCCGGCGAATGGAATTGCTGCACCCGTTTCGCCAAGAGCGTACCCGTATAGGTCTTCGTGCGCTCCCAATGCTGAAGCGGCGTCCCGAGGGCGACCAAGCCCCCCGCAAAGCGGGCCTTAATCGCCTGCCCGGAAACGGTTTTCTGTTGCGGATTCGCTTGCAGGTTGTCGGTGCCGCTGATCGAATGGATAAAATCGTTGCCCATCTCCATCATGGCGAGATCGCCGGGGTTAAATGAGGCCGCCGGCCAATACTGCGGCTTCGGCCCCACGTATTCCCCAATAAAGCCGGCGCGGGGCAGCTTTTTCTTCAATTCTTGGATGTTCGCATTGCTCGCTTTATCGAACCACGTCGCCCCTTTGGGAGCGCGGGCGAGCGTATCGACGAGCGTATTATGGTGCCAGTTGATTTCCCGCTGCGGATCTTTGATATCCCGCACGACGCCCTTGATATCGCCGAAATTATCGCCGTCGTGATAGAAAAAGAAGTGGCTGAACGGATAGCGCCAGTCGTCGTCGTAGGGCGAGGGCTTGTCGTCCAGCAGTTCCCAGCCCGTGAGGTGCGAGACGCGGAGCGCCGTGGCCTCGCGGGAGAGGATCTCATATTGGTCGGCCACTTGCGCCCCCGCATCCTGTTTCACGCGGGCAATGAACTGCTCGCCTTCATCGGGCGAGGCCAAGGGCATCATGCCCATCGTTTGTTTATTCACGAGGGCATACAGCGTTTGATCCTGCACAATGGCATACTGGTCTGCGGCCTGCATCCCGGATTGGTCCGCTGCCGCCTTGATGATCGCGTCGGCTTCCTTCCCATCCTTCACCCGCTGCACGGCTTTGGCGGGGTCCGGTTCGGCCTTATTGATGAGCAACGTGGCCGTCACCGGCACCTTATACCAATGTTGCAAGACGCGAATCCGATTGGTGTCCTTCTCGTAGAGTTCCCGCAGGAGATGCTCAGGCACGCCGGTCGTGAGCGGATCATAGGGGAGCCAATCCGCCATGCCGGTGAGTTTCGCCGCCGACTCCGGCCAGGCCTTCTGCGCCGCCTCGGCGGCATACCACATGAGTTTGCCCTGATAGCGGGCATCGCATTTATCGTAGCGGCGGGCTAGGGGATCAAGATAGGTCGTGTTCATCGCCAGGGCGGTCAGCGTGACATCGCCTTCAATCAAGTCGTCGGTATAGTCGAAGCTATGGCCCACTTCGAGCGTACACCAGCCGCCAATCGCGCCGAGGCGGAATTGGGTCGCCTCTTCGTGCTGTCCCCCCGAGGCGTCCATCACATATTTCACTTGGGCAGTGAGAATGCGCCCGAGCTGCTCATCCTCATCGCCACGGGGAAAGTAGCGATAATCGACTTCGCGTTCCTGTTGCAGGCCGCAGATGAAGTTGAGGGTGGGGGCGACTTTATTAAAGGAGAGCGCGGGGCGTTTCTCCGCGTCCAATTCGGCCAAGGTGGCTTGCGCCCATTGTTTGCGCCCGCCCACCGTGAAATCCAAATCCTCTTTCACGGACGTGCGGAGGTCGGTCGTCACATCAAAGAAGGCGCGATACTGTTTGACGATCTCATCGACGCGGGTGCGGGTGGAGGGGTCGGCCTTGGGTTTGCGGGGTTTCGCCACTCGTCTGCTCTAGCACAGTTCCACATGGAAATCAAATGCTCATCCAACTGGTGGGGCCGGGCGTGGTGATCTCGGCCAGCGGATTGTACGCGGCGCGGAGCGCGGCCCATTTTTCGAGCGGGGTCGTGGGGGACTCGCTCGCCACCGGACGGGTCGCGCCCGCGAGGAGGCTGAAGAGATAGCGGGTTTCGTCGATCGTATGGTCGTTATAGTCGATCGCTTCATCGGGCGCGTTCCTGAGCACGGTGCCTCGCGCCCGCTTCCATTTATAGTTTTGCATCTCCCGAATCCAGGCCGTGCAACTCGACACACACAGCAGCAGCGGCGAGCCAGCCTGGCCGGTGAGCGGATGGAGCGCCTCGGGATGCACCGCCAAGGCTTCGTTCAAGCGGTTAAAGCCGCGTGCCCAGTCGTTCTGCCCCGGCACCGGGAAGACGCCGTATTCATTATATTCATCGACGGTGCTATAGACGCGGTTATCCTTCGATTGGTTCTTGGCCCAGCAGGCGGGGTCCATCACCCAAAACGTCGGCTTCTTCGGCAGATCGCTCACGAGGTTTTTGGCACAGGCCGCATGATAGGAGACGGGCTTCCCGCCCCCTTCGTAATGCTCCCGAATGCGGATCTTGACCCCGGAGGGCGTGACCGCCCAGACGCCGATCGAGGTGGGATTCGTCAACCCATGGTCCATGCTCACGTAGTAGTCCCAGTCGGCGCGGAGCGCGAGCGGTTCAATGACGTGCGTGTCGAGGTCGAACTGGCTAAAGACCTTGCCCTCGAACACGTCCCACGAGCCGTCCAAATAGCGTTTGCGGGCCTGCTCGGGGAAGACCGCGAGCATGGCGTCCACGTATTCCTGCGTGACGAAACCGGCCTTGAGGCCGTCGTAGGTGGTCGCTTGATAGAGCGTATAGTCCGTCTTCTTGGTGGGCGAATCGGGGTGAAAGAAGCGGTAGAGGTAACTCGCGGTGCCTTCGGGGTTGAAGGTGGCAAAGCCATAGGTGGGGGCGATCAGGGCTTTGCCATCGGGTCCCTTCAGGGGTTCGCCGTCCTCATCCAAGAGCGGCGTGAGACGCCGGAGCCTGGAGACCCCGTGGTTCCACCGCGCTTCGTCCGTCTCCTCCGCTTGGTCGAACCAGAACCACCCCAAGTTGAGCGAACTGGCCCATTCCTCTTTCTTCACATCGCCGTAGAAGATTTCACTGCCCCCGTACTGGCGCTTGAAGCGGAGGTAGCCCAACTGTTTATTCTGAATCTCGAACATCGAGTCGGGGACCAAGCGGAAGAACTCCGACATGGTGGTTTGGATCAGCTCCTTGCCGTCCCAGCGCCCGATATAGCCGCAATTGCCGGGAAAGCAGACGGAGAGGAAGTACGCGAGCGCCACGCCGCCGGTTGTTTTGCCGTTCGCCAGGCCGCCGCCGAAGCCGCGAAAGCGCACGTCCCAATCGGCGACGAATCGCGCTTGGGTGGGGAGGTATTTGGGTTGACTGGGCTCCCAGAGATTGACCGGGAGCGCAAAGCCCTCAGTCTGGAGTTTTTTGGCGAGGAGTTGCCGTCTACCGGCCACTGAACTGGCCTTGTCGCTGCTGCGCGAGATAGTTGCCCACGTCTTGGTCCATATAGCCGTGCATCTGTTGATAGCGGGCGTCGGCCGTCGCTTGATCTGGATAGGACGGAAAGGTCTCCCATCCTTGCTGATCCGCGTTCCGAATGGCCTCGTCGGGATGGAGAATTTTCCCGTTATAGACCGTCGGGATATTATAGACGCGATTGCCTGGCCCCGTCACCGACATCTGATAGAGCGTCGAAATCGAGCCATCGGGGTGCGCCACTTTGCCGGGTCCATTGAGGTTGGCGAGATGCCGCTCGTACAACCCCCGCTCCTGCGGCGTGAGCTGCAAGGCCGCGTGGGCCTGTTCGTACGGACTAGCGTCCACTGAAGGATTGGCCTTCCTTCGGCTGCTTGTGCGTCGGCGTCCAGCCGTGCTCGTTACATATTGACATCTGGTTGGACTCCTGCTAGGTTCCGCATATGCCGTACAAAGACCCACTCAAAGCCAAGCAACATCGTGCGGCCTATTATGCGGCGAATCGCGCAAAGGCCATTCAAGCGGTCGCGCAATGGAGGCTTGATCATCGTGAACAACGAAATGCCGCAGAGCGTACGCGTAACGCGATTCGCTTGAGAACAGACCAGGATTTTCGCAAAGCCAGACTCCAGCATACACGAAATTCCTATCGGCGTCATAAAGCGAAGCGGCTCCTGCTTGCGGCGAAACATCGTAAAACGGTCCAGGCTCTGGCGAGACAACTCTTACGCAATGCGGTTCGACGCAAAGACATCGTGAAACCGTTGGCCTGCGATGCGTGTTCCGCCATTACTCGACTCCACGGGCATCATACCGATTACTCGCAGCCGTTGCTTGTGGTCTGGCTGTGCCCACTCTGTCACGGCGACGTGCATCGTCACCGTCCTGAGAATTGATCCCCATTGTGCATGGTTTTCTTGGTCGGACGCCAGTCGGAATGCTCGACCGCGTTCAACAGCCGCGCCTGCTTGGTCGCCTTCTCTTTGGTCGTGTGCTTCGCCTTCACGCCATGCGGCGTCGAGACCTGATAGCCAGACGTTTCTTTGGTGATCGTCACGGGCATAACGAGATCTCCTTGAAATAGGTATAGTTCTTGAGCCGCCCCGCCAGGGTTTCGCGCAGTATCCAGCGCATCCAGCGCCCCTGATGGCCATAGCGATAGACGCCGCGAGGCCGTGAACGCATCATGATCCCTTCCGTTTCGGCCCCTGCCCTTTATTAAACGCCCGCACGCCTGGCCCTTTCACCGCTTTCATCGACCGTCCGTTGCCCCCTCTCGCCCGCATCAGGGCGCGGCGCACATAACTCCCCAGCGTCTTCATGGCCGTTTCCGATCATCGAGCGCCTTCTGGCTCACCTGCCAGCAGGCCTGCGTACAATACTGCCCCCGGAGCAGCATGCTGCCGATCGTCCAGCGGGGCCGCTGCGCGGGAATCACCGTCCCACAGATCAGGCACGCCTGGCCCGCATACTTCCCCTTGACCCGCCCGGTGCGGGGCACGCCGGTCTCAGGATGGACGCCCGTCTCGCGGATGGGCTCAGGCGGCGAGGGCACGGATGTCTCTACCGGACGGGCCTCTACGGACTCGACCCCGAGCATCTGCCGCTGCCGCTCCCAGGGGGTCATGCGCCCACCGCTTTCAGCGCCGCCAAGACAATCGCCAGGGGGGCCGTGTCGGCCCACTCGATGTATTCATAACTTGGCTTAAAGAATGTGGCGCGAAAATGTTCGTTCTGCCTGCGCAATTCAAAATCACCCTTCCAGTGCTCCACCACCGTCCACGCCGCCGTGCGGTCGGTGGAATAGGACGGCACATAGGGCTTCGCTTCTTCGCAGATCGGATCGTCTGGCATCGCATAGTCACAAAATCGCTCAAAAAATCCGCGACGACCCTCCTCTGAAATCTCGCATAAGTACCGCTGGCCCGGTGCCGCCGAGTTGACATCCATCCGATGCTTCACCCACCCCCACCCCATCACCCGCTCCGCTACCAGGGCGTCCAGCTCACGACCGGCCACCAGCACCTCGGTCTTCATAAACAAGTCACCTGGCACTGCCCGTGATAACAACACTGGGTACACATCCGCATCGTCCCCGCATCCATCACCGTAAACTGCCGACAGCCATCCGCCACCGCCAAGACCGGAATGGCCAGCAATAGCACCGCCACGAGCACTCGTCGCAGGATTCGCATCGCCGCACCTCCGTTGTTATACTAGTACGATATCTCTACTATAACACCGTGGGTGCGCCAGTCAAGCCCCCCTAGACCAACCCACCTTTCTCCGACGGACGTTGGTAGGGCACCGTCTCCTTAATGATCCGCTTCACCGCCGCGATCCGGTCTGCCCGTTGCTGCCGGAGCCGCTCCCGGTTCGCCAGACCTCGCAGCCGACGACGCTCGGTTTCCTCGGCAGGCGACCTGGCAACCTTGGCACGCGCAGGCGTTTTTATAGGTTGAGATATTTGGGGGGTCTGTTGGGGCTGGCGAGACAGGCTAGGACCCTGCCCCCGCTGGCTGGGTTGTAGATCAGCGCAAGCCACTCCCCCCTGGTCAGCCGGCGCCACCTGCGGCAAGTCTTGTGCCTGCGATGTGCTACCATGTTGACCTACCACATCAACAACTGTACGATCTGACAGGCTGGCACAGTCGTTGCTCTTAGAGTTGACATAATCATCGTTATCAGACTGTGGTTGATTTCGTTGAGCTATTCCTCCTTCGATGGTTCTCTCCTTCCGATCCTCACCAACCGTCTCGTGACCCACTACATATTGGGGTGTCACGGCCGGTTTCGCTGGTTGATTACTGCCTAGCCGTAAACCCTTACGCACCATTTCGATCAACTGGACTGGCATACTGAGCGGTTTCGATTGTTCGGTACGCTTCGCATAGAGCTTATCATAGCCAATCCCAGCACTAATCACTAGTGGCGATATTTTCGCTGGACTATCACCCTTTTGCAACGCGGCCACAGCCTCATCACACTTATCCAACAACTCCCAATTGAGCTTGCTCCACCGGTCACGCACAATATCGTACTGCTCATTGTCCTCGGCTTGGAGGTATTTGCGGTAGTCCAGTTCTTTTTTGGTGAGGCCACCCATAGATGCCGCTATAGCCTAAACGGTCTGGGGTTGTCAAGGAAAGAGCACAGAAGGGAGGTCGGATAGGCGGCGACTCTTACGAGGCTGAGCGAAACGCTCCTATTCGCCTCTTCAGAGTCAATGGCCTTCAGGGGCTTCAGGCTCTAATAGATAGTATAAAGTACTGTGGCGCAATTTTAATGTGACCGCGCAGCCCTTGTGCCGCGAATCATACGATATGATGAGAGCGATTAGCCGCATTTTGTACTTGACAGTTTCCGCCATCTTCAGGCACCCTGCCTGTGCATAACCATGAAGATCGTTCGGAATCCAGTCGTACAGATGATCCAGGATGCGGTGGCCCATGACCGGGACACGCATCCGCCTCGTGAACCCGTTCGTCATCTCTCGGTCGAGGACTATCAGGCCGAAAAGCTGACCGCGCTGATTCTCCGTATCCTGCACCCCTAATCCCCCTCGTCGCCCATCTCGCCCGGCTCGAAATGCCGGCCAACCGAGGGAAGTGGCCGGTCCCGAAATGGATGGAACGGGAGCTGGGACGGATGGTGCTTGACAATCTCGCCTCCCTTGAGTAGCACTACAGTAGCACTCTAGTAGCACTACGGTAGCAGTAGCAGTAGCACCCACCCTATACGTAGTAGGGTGGTACTGCGAGGTGCTACCGGGCTGTCACTTCTTTCTTGACACCTATCACATCTTGTGAGATAAGAGCGCCAGAAAGGAGAAAGACCAATGGCCGAACCACGGTATCCTCATACGGTACAGCTACCCCCTGAATTAGAGCACGCCTGGAAAACCTATCAATCGAGCCGGGAAGAGCCGGAGAGTTTCAACGCCTTTGTGAATCGATTGATCCAACAAGAAATGGAGTTGTTATGCGTCACTACGATGAAGATATGATAGATTTTCGCGTGAGTGATTCCTATCGTGACCACTATGCCGCACAAGGATTGACTTATCCAGCGGGACGACGAGAGCGACGACCGCAACCCCAGAAAGAACGCGGTTATTCGGATCAGGACGGGGATGGATGGACGCGAGTAGGCGAACTCATCAAATCGCTCAACGCAAAACAGGCAGAAATTGAACGCCTCAAAGCCCGTCAGCATCCGCAGACCGATTCACGCGACAGCTTTGAAGGCATCTAATGAGCGCCCCTGTGTGCGTGCGCTCCTTGAGCGGCTTTCTCTTTACCTGGCCGGATCTCCCTTTTGAGATCAGTATCGCCAGGATTCGTGAATCGCCGCGCGGCACGTCCAGTGAATTGGAAATTTTCTATCGCAACGGCACCGGGAAAGCCAAAACGCTGACGCATCAAAGCTTCAATCTCTTGACCAGCAAAACGCGGCTGGCTGCTGACATGAAGCGTCAGCATGACGCGCCATGGGTCAGTATGCTGGAACAGGTGAGCGTGTTGACGCTCCGTGCCCTCCGGGAAGGGGAACCGATTGAATCCCTGACGCCATCGCTTGACGATCAGCAGGCCTGGTTTGTCCTCAATCCCTTGCTCTACGACAAGAATAGCACGGTCCTCTATGGGCCTGGCGATAGTCTCAAGTCCATGCTCGCCCTCTATTGCGGGCTCCTCTTGGCGTCCGGCAGGAGCGGGACGCATCTGGATTGTGCGCCGACGCCGTGGAAAGTCTTGTTTCTCGATTGGGAAATGAGCGTGCGCGATGTGCGCGGGCGCGTGAAGCTCCTCCAAGCGGGCGATCCGCGCTTGACGAGTGTCCCGGATTATCGCCGCTGCTTTCAGCCGTTGGCCGATGAAGCCGACGCGCTCAAGAAAGTGATTGCCGACGCCCAATATGACATCCTGATTATCGATTCCCTCGCCATGGCGGCGGGCGGGCAAGAACTCGAACGGGCCGATAGTGCGATCCGGTTCAATAGTGCCTTGCGCGGACTCAATTGCACCAGCCTCGTGATCGGCCATACCCCGAAACCGCAAGAGGATCAAAAACAGCGCAGCCTCTACGGCTCGGTCTTCTTTGCCAATCTCTGCCGTATTGCATGGGAGGTCCGACGCGAAGGCAATACCATTGGGCTCTATCAACGGAAGAATAATCTCGGGCGTGCTCACGATCCGCTCGGCTTCAGCATTGAGACGACAGACGAGTCGTGCTGTATTACCCCAGCGGATCTCTTTGAGGAGCCGACCTTGGCTGCCGGGATGCCCGTGCAAGAGCAATTGGCGAAGGCCCTCCTCACCAAGCAGGGGCAAACTCTTGAGGAACTCGCTCAACTCACAGGCGAGAAAAAAGCCACGATCAAATCCAAGCTCTATCGGTACAAAAAACGATTCATGCAAATTGACGGCAAATGGGAGTGCCTCGCATAAACCCCTAGGTATTCAAAGTTGAAAATAAGTATTGACAGCCGTACCCCACTGTGAGACAATGTGAACCATGGCGAAGAAATCAGATCGGCTCAACGTGCGGATCGACGAAGCGATTAAGCGCAAGCTGGCGCTGGAAGCCAAGCGGATGGATGTCTCGATTTCACAGATGGTGCGCGTCATTGTGGCGCGGCATTATCAGAACTGGGGGAGTGTATGATCTCCCTCGCCCGCGTCGCCGCCCTCGTTGTGTGTCCTCTCGTGCTCAATGGATGCGTCATTATCGGGGGCATCACGGGTGCCATCACAGGGCTGTACGATTGTACGGAACAACGGATAGCACAGGTCGGATGGGCTGGAGCCATGTGGCTCCCACTGGCCCCATTCGAGGGAGCGTATTACGGATCTCAAATTGGCTGGTACAGGGATCGCAAGGTGTTCCATGGACAGCCTGATCTTATTTCTGTCAGAGCAAGTCTTCAGCCCTGTATGGCGGCCAATGCGTTTCGCGGATCAATTCTCAATCGACCACTCTCATGGAGCAGCGAATAATCATGATTTCTCTTGCGAGAGTCGCCGCCCGCTACCCCCGCGCCATGGTGAATGAGCTGGAGGAGGATCACGACGGCTTTATTCTATTCGAGGACGCGCCAGGGCAGTGGACCGCGTGGCGGCGCAATCAAAGCCTCTCCTTTCCACAGACTGAACGGAGTCACGATGAAGCTGTCACCAAAGATTCGCAAGGCTGAACTCAAGGGAAATGGATGGGTGACCGTTTCTATTCGCGTCGAACAGCGTGATGCCATTCGACTCCTTGGCGGCATACTCGGGTATCTGCCCGCAGAACTGATTCGCCTCGCCTTACAGGATTTCCTGGATCATGCAGAGATTGAATCAGACCCGAACACCACGGCCTTCGTCACTAAGTTGACGGAGCGAAAGGAGCCATCATGACGCACACGCTGCTCGTTGAGTACTGGTATTTGTTTTCACTGGTCTTAGTTGGCCTCATGGTGGCCGTCTATCTCGCCGTCCAATTTGCCCTATTGGTGCGAGATGAGTGTGGCGCCGTGGCCAAGTTGTGGACGCGTGAGCGCAAGTGGGCCAAGGCCGCGCCACATTATGGGTCCGTGTACGACGCGAGCAGCACGACGGGGCCGAAGCCGAATGTACGGCTGGTCAGACCATGAACATGGATGAAGTCATGTTCTTTGTGGCTGGTGTGGGCATTGGGATAGCGATCTGCGTGGTCATTGATAGGAGGAAGAAGCCATGAGCGACCTGCTTGAAACGCTGATCGGCATTTCTTTAGTCCTGGCGGGCGCCCTGTTCGTGTGCTGGGTCAATGAGAAAAGGACATGACGATGCAAACCTTGCTGATTGTGCTGTCATTGCTCAATTTGGCGGCAGCGATGTTCTGGGGTTATCAAATGAGAGGGAAAGAGGGCATGATATGGACGCTCGCCTTCGGCAGCTTCATATTTGCGGCGATTGCAGCATCCATATCGACCTGACCCCCGTCCGGTGCGGGGTCCAGGGGCGGGGTCCAGGGGCGGGGAGGAATAAGATGAGCGATCTGATAGCGGGAGAACTATTCGCCAGGGGAGATTTAGTGATGCGGCGACAGCCAGATAGGGGGCCGGTTATCCATGGTTCGCCTTTTGGCATCGTCAGCGTTACCCCACGCACTAATTCACCAAATGTGAAGGTTGTCGAGTTCTATAACAATACCGGCGAGTATTGGAATAAGGCATTCTGGCAAGTGGTTAGCATTGAGGATATGGAACATTTAGAGCGCCATAATGCCATCGATCATGGCGAGCATATTCGTCTTTCAATGAAATATCCACAGCGAAATAGCAAGCCCTGACCCCGTCCGGTGCGGGGTCCGGGGGCGAGGAGAGAAAGATGAGCGATCCTCGATGTAAGGGCAAGCGTGAATTTAAGACTAGCATCGGTGCACATGTCTCTGCGGCATCGGTGCTCCGTCATAATCCGTCAGATACCGATTCGTTCAGGGCCTATAGGTGCCGATACTGTAAGTGCTGGCATCTGACGAAATCACAAGATGAAGCCATGCGAGGGAAGCCATGACCTCCCGGCGGGGGCACGGGGAGGGGGGATGAGGGAGCCGTTCAAGAATGTGTCCGTAGATGGTCAGCCTGATGACATGAGCGAATCGCGCAAAGCCAAGCTGTGCAGTGAATGGCTGGCCTATTGCAAGGAGATCGGCTGGAAGAATAGCGCGATGCCTCATCTTGCTGATCTGTTTTGGAAGCATGACGGATGGAAAACATTTAAGGGATGGCCACGATGACCGACCTCACCCTCAAGGCGCTGTCGTACCACGAGCTGCATAAACAATTTTGGAACTGTGAAGTGGGCATCACCGACCTCTCGATGGGCAAGCCGGGGCTGGAGAAAATCGTCATACGCTGCGAAGACGGGGACTACGAACTCTGCGCTATCCATCGACAAGGGAACCTTCTAATTTTCGACAAGGGTCACAAGGTTGATGAAGCCTCATAAGTGCAAAGAATCCGATGTGTGTTGTTGTTACACGCTAAGTGATACGCCAAGCGAGCGGTGCCCGATTCATACAGGCCGACAATGGCCCCCTCGCTGCGCAGAGTGCGGAAAGTTTATGAAATGGACTGGCTAGCCATCATGGCCCGTATTACCTATGACGAAGCGCAGCGCCAGAACTGGCCCAGGCCGACCTGCGAATACTGTTACGCACCCATGGCGTTTATTCCTCGTATGTATATTTGCAAGGCATGTTACCGAGACGAATTTCAAACGCAGTTTACACTAAAGAAGAAGGTTATTACTGATGACGCCTCTTGAACGATTCTCGGCGAATTATATTCCGGTCACTGAATCAGGTTGCTGGCTCTGGACTGGTTACGTTGATTCTTATGGGTATGGAAGGATTAGCGTAAACGGTCGGGCTATGCTGGCGCATAGGTATTCCTATGAATGCCATAAGAAACCTATTCCATTAGGTCTCCAGATCGATCATCTCTGCCGAGTCAGATGTTGTGTCAATCCAGAGCATCTTGAAGTCGTAACCAATACAGTAAATGTTCTACGTGGAGTTGGGATCACGGCAAGAAATGCTCGCAAGACTCATTGCAAGCGTGGTCATGAATTCACCGAAGAAAATACTCTCATAATGCGATGGCCGCGAGGTAGGTCTTGCAAAATATGCCTCGCGCTATGGTGGGCAAATAATGCTGACTCGGTTAAGCAGTATAGGCAGGCCTATTACCAGGAGAATAAAGAAACAATGGGTAAGCGCAATCTCGCTTACTATTGGGCCAACAGAGACAGCATACGCCAATATCAGAAGGAACAATATCAAAAAAGAAAGAGGAGAACACCATGCAAGACCTAGCAACCCGTCCCTCCACTGTATCCGCCGACCTACAGGAGAAGGTCTTGTTAGGAGGAGACCTGGCGAGACTCACGCCAGCCGAACGGCTCTCCTATTACAACGCTGTCTGCCAAAGCGTGGGCCTCAATCCCCTGACGAGGCCCTTTGAATATCTGGCCCTCAATGGCAAGCTGGTGCTGTATGCCAGGAAGGATTGCACGGATCAGCTTCGTGATCTGCACGGCATCAGCATTACCATTGTGGGGCGTGAAGTGGTGGATGGCTGCTATTGCGTGACGGCGCAGGGCAAGAACATGACGGAGCGAACCGATGAGAGTCTCGGCGCGGTGCCGCTCCCGACATCACCGACCGATAAAGCGAACGCCATGATGAAGGCCGAAACGAAGGCCAAGCGACGCGTCACGCTGTCGATCTGTGGGCTCGGGATGCTGGATGAGACAGAGATTGAGACGATTGCGGGGGCACATCCCATTCCATCACCCAAGCCCGCGCCCGCCGAGGCACGGCAGGACACGGCTGGTGGATACGATAGTCCTAAAGACGCTCCGGCACAGGCCGAGCGCACTGGCGACCCTCCACCAGCCCCCGCCTCCGTCTTCGACGAATCGAGCGCCATTGCGGATCATGAAACGGTGCTGGATGAGTGCAAGACGGACGATGAATTGAAGCAGGCATGGGAGGATTGTACAAAGGATTCCCGGCTGACCTCCGTGACACGGGCACCGCTCTACAATAGGATGGTGAAATTGCAGAAGGGGATGAAAGCAAAGAAATGAATTTAACGGTGCGCCTAGCGGACGACCCTTCCCGCTTGGTCCGTTGCTGGCAGAACGGCGCAGTATGACCCAGCCCCCGACCGCACGGGAGAAAACGCGGCACGAGAACGCCGGGAGCCAGAAGGTGGCCTGATGCTATGGAACGGGAAGAAGGTCACTAGTACATAGCTAAGTTGGCCTGCGCGGAGTCTAGGCGTGACAGGTGGGGAGAGACCCACATTTAGGAGGCGCGATGCGGTGCTTCCGTTGTCAGGGATTGTTGGTCATCGAGGATATGGACATGGAGCCTGTGGTTCGATGCCTCTGTTGTGGAATGCGGGCATACCCACCAATACCCGAAGTTCCCGAGCGCACCCATTGCTATTATTGCAGCGCCCCTCAAGCCCCTGGCCTCGTGTGCTGCCTGGTATGCCGCGACAAAATGAAGGGCTACCGAGCGGCCCATCCCAAAAAACGCCGCATTGGGCCGAGCTTGCCGGTCTGCCAGGAAATAGAATGAACTATCGACCACGCCATGTCAGCGAGGAGGATTTTAAGGTGCTGGAGAATCGGGTGAGGGGGACGGCGCAGCGACCTGCGATGACTAACTGGAAAGACAGTCCCGAGGCTAATCACGGCCCAACGCGTAAAGTATCGGGAAGCACACTAAGCCCTAGGCATGCCCCCTCACCTACCTTCCAGACGTTTGATATTGCCATCACGGGCCAATTAGTCAGTGGCAAAAACCGCGTGAGGATTCGGCGTGATGGGCATCACTATCCAGAGAAACATTTTATCAACTGGAGAGCCAAGGCCAATCTGGAGGTACACAGTCAACTGATGCGTGCCCCTAACATTGGTGTGCCAATTCGGCTGACCTGTGATTACTGGCCAGGAGACAAGCGAACGAGAGACGTGAGCGGACAACTTGACGCACTGTTTTACCTGTTGGTCTACACTAAAGTGATTAAGAGTGATGGATTGGTTTACGAAGTGGCATGGCGGCGGCATGAGATCAATAAGAAATTTCCCAAACTTCTCATGGAAATTGAGTCATGGGTTCAATAGTGAGCAAGCGAAATATACACCCACTTTATATTACATGGTCTCATATGCGATCTCGGTGTATCAATCCGAAACACCGTTTATATTATCGCTATGGAGGGCGAGGCATTTCCACCTGTCCTCAATGGTCAAAATTCAGCGTGTTTCTCAACGATATTATCCGAGAGATAGGAATGAAACCGACTCCGAACCACAGCATCGATAGGATTAACAATAATGGGAATTACGAACCAGGAAATGTGCGATGGGCCACTATGCGAGAACAGCAAAATAACAAGAGGAGCAATTTTCTAATAACGGCGAATGGGCAAACAAAGACATGTGCGGAATGGGCGAGATCGCTAAAGATGTCCCGTCATGCACTGCGAAGACGCCTAATAACGTTACGATGGAACCCTGACAGGGCGATCAATGAACCGCTTGGATTTAGACAACGAAGGGGCAAGTGGTGATGGAGATTGAGGCCTATGTCTAGCCCTAGCGGCCCCCTCGCGCCGCCCGAGGAGACGTGATGCACGAGCCTAGACAACTCAAGCCGATCAGCGGTCTTGGTGAGGAGTTATGGAACATCTACGTGCGCGGGCGCGTCTGGGATGGCGATGTGCTTTCTAAGCGAACTAAGGCAGCCCTCATCAAGCAAGGACTCGCTACATGCAAGGACGGCTACACCACCCTGACGCCAAAAGGATTGTCATTGCTCAACTGTGCTGATCTATACGAGGCCCCGCGATGACGCGCCCGGTGGGGGTGGGGGATTGGATAAGTTATCTCGGTTATAAGGGGCATGTATATATTGGCGAAGTCATGCACGTAATATCACATGAACGATTCAACGTGAGGGCCGGCGGCGCATACTTCGCACTGGACGCTAGCGACATCCTAGAGTCCCGCTCGAAGGAGGAAAAGTGAGCGAGCAGCGAGCGAGACTAGAGAAACATTCTCTTCCTATGAAAGCTGGCGGAATGCTGATATGGCGTGACTACTATGATGCTGGAGAGGTGAATCAACTCCTGCATCAGGTACGTCGTGTACTGACCTACCATATTGGTAAGCATGAGATCAGCCTGAAACAGGGCACTACGATTGATTGGGGGCCAGCAAAGAAGCTGCTAGATGAAGTAAAGGAGATTGTTCCATGACCCGCGAGCGTGCGCGGATCGAGCGGAGAGTGCATCCTTTTACGAAGGATGCGCGGTTCTTTGTTGCCGATGAGCCCTGTATTACTGCGGCAAAAGCGGTGACACTCATCCACCGCGAACTCGCCAAGGAACGGGGAAAGGTGAGGAGGATCGTCATCAATCAACCGCGATGGAAAGCCCAAGTGTCAAGTAACTGTATGCCGTATATGACCACCGAGCTTGACGGCGAATATCTCGATAGAGTTCGACTGCTCGCCGCCCTCCGCAAGGAGACGCGATGAGTGACTCTGGGGTATCACTACAGCTTTTAGGTCTCACCATCATTATTATAGGATGGTTTTGGCGAATTGCTCATCTACTTGCTGAGATAAAAGCTCTTCTTGAAAGGAAGGATAACTCATGACCGACCCGATCCGCGAGGCGGCGGAAATAGCCATTGATACCTTGGACCGTGATTATACAAATCGAGACGGTACGTGGACGAGTCGGGAGGAGGCTATTACATTTATCGAAGCCGCCTTCAAGGCCCAGCGAGCGAAGCTAGAACAGGCCTTGCGCCTTCACCTGGCCGTGGGGCCGGATGATCCGCTGTTGGTGGAGCCGGTGGAGCAGGAGGTGGCGAGGGTGAGACAGCAGCTTGAGCAACGCGACCATGAAATTGTTCAGTTGGCCGATCAAGCATCTGAGGCTGACCGTCAACGGAATGCAGCAATCGCCAAAACAGAGCAGGTTCGCCAGCAGCTCGAAGCACAGCATGTCACCTATATGGACAACCTCACTGAGATTCAGATGCTCAAGCATGACGTCGCCACCCGCGACCGCACCATTGCCGCGATGGCGGCAAAGGCGATGAGCCTCGTGCCGGGGAGCAAAGATGTCGATGAGGCGTGGGGAAAGCTGGCACAGGTGCGGCGCGAGACGCTCCTTGAGGTCGCTGACGCGGCAAACAGCATGGCGCAAGATGATGCGAGGAATTGGTGTATGCAGCAGGCCCACGCGTCTCCTCCTCTCGTGCCCACCAATCCGCAGTGGTCATGTGAAGGGGATTTTGATAATTCCATTCCTGGACGCATGAAGGTAGAACAGCGTCTGCCACCACAGGAGAAGCCATGAAACCAATGCTATTCCTCCTCCTCGTGCTAGGGCTCGCGGGGCCTGGGTGGGCGGGGGACTTGATGTTTCCGTTTAGTCAGAAAGCGCCTCTTCCGTGTGATCAATGGCATGGGAGCGAGCCATGTACTCCTGTTGTTGGAGGCATATTGAACCCTGGCCCACCTCCAATTAACTGTCTC